AAAAGAAAATAGACAAAAAATTTTAGAAGAACTAAAGTTTTTTGTCTATTTTCTTTTTGAATTAGAAGAGAAATCACTACTTTTATTCCCAAGTTATAAGACCTTAACACAGGCACGATTAATTAAAATGATAGATACCAGGTTAGATTTTTTAGATTATGAACAAGACGAAGAGTGAGATGTTAGTAGAAAGACTAAAAGAATTATACAAAGAAATTGAAATTATTAGAAGAGAATTAATAAACGAAACCAATAAAGAAAAACTAAAAGAGAAACAAAATGAAAAGTATCGAAGAAATTAACCATTTAGAGAATTGTGAATGTACAGAAGTTTGTACTAATTGCAGCGTAAAACATCAATTCAAACCTGTTGAATTAACTGGGAATCAAATTGCTGATATTATCACAAAGCCTAAATACTACAAAGTAGAAATAAAAGGTGTTCCTGTGGATGTAATTGATATTGCAAATGCTTATAATTTATCCTTTATGAAGGGCAACGCTATTAAGTATATTTTAAGAGCAGGTAAGAAGGATGCTTTGGTCCAGGACTTAAAGAAAGCTATTGAATGCCTACAAAGAGATATAGAGTATGAAAGCGGTAAGTAGGAATATTACTTTATTTTGGTTAAATTTGCGAAAGGAACTTAATGTTAGTTTAGATTATGGCAAAGAAATCAAAAGAAATAAGCGAAGACTTAAAGGAAGAAGTAATACAAGAAATAGAGCAGGTAAACCCTTTGACTATTTCAGAGTGTTGTAAAGCTGAATACATATCTTCAGGTACTAAAGTATATTGCTCAAAATGCAAGGCAGATTGCAGATTAGAAAGACAAAAGAAACTAATTAAACTATGGAGTCCAAAAGCGTAATAATCCTATTGGTAGTAATTTTACTATCTTCTTCTTGTAAGTCTAAAAAGCTGGTAGAAACTACAAAAGTGGATTCCGTTATAACTATTGTTCAAAAGGTAGAATTAGCTACCGATTCAAGCGATATTGAAACAACCGAAGAAATAGCTTATATTTTTGATACATTAGTAAACCATCAGGTTACACCTTTAGAAGCTATTAGAGGCGATTACAAGCACAAACTCAAGGCAATCCATATAAAGAGGCACATCAAGGAAAGAAAACGCTTACAGAGCCTTAAAATCGATAAGAAAGAAAACAAGGCTATAAAGGTGGATAAAACCACTATTCAAGAAGAAAAGCCAAAAGGGAATAACACTTTACTCTATTTATTAGGTATTGGTGTTGTAATTTACCTTATCCTTAAAAAACTTTAAAATTATTCTCTTTGATTATCAGCGAGTTATGATTTATTTATGGCTTTTTGTAAAATAATGTTTGGTAATTAAATCTTAATTAAGATATTTGAATACCGAAACAAACCAAACGGTCTAAAATTATGACAACTAAAGAAATTAATAAAGAAAGAAACTTAAATGGTATTTTTTCAACTTCTAATGAAAATGCTGGATGGTATGCAATTTCAAGAGATGGTATTTATTCAATAACTTTTTGTCAAGGTAAATTCGTTTTTACTGCAAAAGACGATGTGATTAGATTTTATACAGAAAAATCATTTTCTAAAAGATTAACTCAACTTATTAATAGAGGATACTAAAACCAAAAGGGGTGCAGCATCCTACACTGCATACAAACTATGTTAAACTTTAACCAAGAACCATCATTTGAGCAAGGCTTAAAAGATGCAATTAACAAGCTAACTAATCAGCTACCAAGTGTACAAAAAGACCCTTATCAGTCAAGACAAGTGTACGCAAGAATCCAAGTATTTAAACGAGCCTTACAACTATTAGATGATTTACCAAAAACAACAAGCACTACAAATTAAGTCGCTGGGCATAGGGGAGACTATGCAAGTAGACAAACGAGAAGGCAACCGAATCCGAGCCTTACTATCGTATTACAAAACTTATAACGGCAAGACTTACTCTTGCAAAGAATTAACCAAAAATTGTTTAACCATAACCCGAAAAAAATGAAGAAGTTAAAAAATCCAATTATCCAGGACATTAATGTAGTTGAAATAGACTATCAAAACACCTATTACACCGAATACACCGATGGTTTTATTATTTACCACCATAGATTTAAACAAGCTGACCTACGCTTTTGGGTATTAGAAAACTACGACATATCAAGAGGTCAAGTAAAAATTGAATTAGACCCTACAAGTATGGAGCAGGCAGAGAATCCTATTTACTTTACACAGGATGTCGAAGAGTTTATCAACGAGAATTACGAAGAATTGATTTTAGCAATCTTAAAACAACCAGTGCTGGCTTGTCAATCTTCTTTAGGTAGTGCAATTTATAACATTTGTAGACCGAAATAATGAGCATTATAACAGTACACAAATTCATTAATAATCCGCCGAAGGAGAGTAAGTTGGATAAGTTAAAAAGGCTTTATAGGCAAACATTAGAAGATGGTAATTACTGCAAATCGGTCCAGGCAATGTATCTTATAAATAAAGTCAAAGAAGCTGAAATACAAAGAGTTACAAACGATTACGAACTTCATTTATCGAAGCAAATAATTAAAAATAATTACCTTAATTTAATAAAATAAATTGTATCTTTAAAAACCAAAACTTAAAACTATGTCATTATTAAAAATTCAATCGGAGCTAAAAGCACCTAAAAATCAATTCAATTCCTTCGGGAAATACAAGTATCGTTCTACGGAAGATATCTTGGAAGCAGTTAAACCTTTATTACTTAAGTACGGATGTACTATGATAATATCGGATAGGATTAAAGAAATAGCTGGACTTATTTTCTGCGAATCTTACATTCATTTTTATGATAAAGATAGTAGCTTTATTGAAGTTTGTGCTTCTGCTGGTATAGACCCAAACCGCAAGGGTATGGATATTAGCCAGTCTTTTGGAAGTTCAAGTTCTTATGCAAGAAAGTATGCACTTCAGGGTTTATTTTTATTATGTGATACCAAAGATGCTGATGCAACAAATATGCACGATGCAGTTAAGATGGTAGAGGAAAAACTAAAGCCAATCTTAAAAGTAGGTACTGAATTGTTTGACAAATGCAGAGCAGGATTTCTAAAGGATTCAAAGAACCTAAAAGCTATTCAAGAGAGATATACAATGAATGATGAAACTTTTGAAGCACTAACTGCAAAATGAAATACTTTAAAGCAAGACCTTCATCATTAGGGAAATTAATGAGCAAGTCAAAGAAGCCAGGCGAATTGTCGCAAACTTGCATAACATATCTTAAAGAATGCTATGCTGAAGACAAAGAAGAACTATCTTCTAAATATTTAACCAAAGGTATTTTATTAGAAAACGAAGCTATTGAGTTTGCATCTAAAGTTTTATACGGTGGTATTAAAGCCTATAAGAACGAAGATATTTACGCTAACGAGTGGTTAGTAGGTACTCCCGATGTAATCCTTGAGAACTCTATAATTGACACCAAGTGTTCTTGGAATAGAAAAACATTATTAGATTCAGCTTTAGAACTTAATACTGATTACGAATGGCAGTTGCGAGGCTATATGATGTTATGTAATAAAGAGTTTGCTACACTATTCTATTATTTAGGCGATACTCCTGCTGCTGCTAATTATGGTGTCAAAGTAAGCTACTCACATTTAGAAGACTTTGAACGCTGGGTATCTTATGAGTTTAAACGAGATTTAGATAAAGAGCAAGAGATTATTGACAAAGTAGAACAATGCCGAGAATGGCTAAAGAATTACGATGCCGAGATACAGGCAAAATTAGGTACACGAATTATAACCCTTTAAAAAAATAGAAAATGGAAGTACAAGGAACAATTTATTCAATCGGACCAGTCCAAGAAGTAAGCGAAAAATTCAGAAAGCAAGAAATCATTTTAGAGACCTTGAATGGCGAATACACGCAACACATTAAATTACAATTTGCACAAAAGAAGATTGACTTATTACAATCATTTGCTCCAGGTAGCGAAGTTGTATGTCAAATTAACATTGCAGGTAAGTTGTATAAAAACAAAGAAGGTAAAGAAGATTCTTTCACAAATATCGTTTGCTGGAAGATTAACGAAGTAGGTACAAATGTAATTACAGACGAGGCTGAAAGCGATAGTTTACCGTTTTAATTAAAGAAATTGGTGCTGCTGCAAGCGTTCTTTTTGCACCAAAGATAAGAGGTGTCTGCGCAATATTAGGGGAAAGTTTTACAATTTTAGCAGAGATTAACACCCAAGTGCTAACGAGCAGCGTTAGTATTTTAAAATTATAAGAGATGGATTACATAGAAGATTACCAAACAAATAACATAACTATTCAAGACTTAAGTAAAAAGTATAATATCTCCGAGAAGCATATTAGAAAGGTATTTAAGGCAAGAGGTGTTAAGACAAAGCATAACCATATAAAAAAGGTAACAGTTAGAGCAGATAAGCTATTTCCTATCTTTTTAGCAGATTACCTGGATAATGGCTTAAGTATGCAACACTATGCTGATAAGTACGGAATAAGCAAATTTGCCTTAACATTAAGATTAGAAAAATACTTTAAATTAAGAAGAAAATAGTTATATTTGCATTGTATTAAGTATCTAATAGGAAGTAGAGAGCCTGTTAGATATTACCTAATGGTTATATTATAACCTGAAACCTATCGTAACTCTCTACCGATGGGTTTCTTTTTTTTACTCGAATGAATACATTTTATTTTTCGCACGATTATACCGCCAGGAGCGATATAAAAATTAAAAAGCTAATAGCTACTCAAGGTATGCTTGGCTATGGTGTCTACTGGTCTTTAGTCGAAGATTTATACCACAACAATAACAAATTAGAAGACAATCCATCTTTACTTGCTTATGATTATAGATGCACAACTGAATTGATTGAATCGGTCATTAATGACTTTGATTTATTTATAGTAAAAGATGGGTATGTAAGTAGCAATAGTATACAAAAAAGGTTGGATGAAAGGAATGATAAAGTAACTAAAGCTAAACAGTCTGCAAGCAAAAGATGGGAAAAAAGGGCTGAAAATGCGGTTAATATAGAAACGCAATGCGACACGAATGCGAACGCAATGCGAACGCAATGCGATGGCAATGCTATAAAGGAAAGTAAAGTAAAGGAAAGTAAAGTAAATAAAAGGAAAGTAAAAGAAGAAGTAGTTTTTATTCCTCCTATTTTAAATGATGTTTTAGTTTATTTTGATGAAAATGGATATTCAAAAGAAGCAGCAACTAAAGCCTTTAATTACTATTCTAATTTAGGTTGGAAAAATAGTAAGGGCAACCAGGTAATCAATTGGAAAAATACAATGCAGAATTGGTTTACTCCTGAAAATGAAAAGAAAAAATACCATCTTTACCCTAAATTAATGAACTAATGGACTTTATACGCAAATATTCGGATATATCCGATTCCCTTAATACTCTATACGAGAAAGGTTTAAATAAAGGTGCTACCGTAGGATTCTCACAAATGGACAACCTAATATCTTTTAAAAAAGGTGCAACTTCTTATATCTACGGAACACCTGGAAGTGGTAAGTCTGAATTTTGGTGGGAGTGTTTAATAGCTTTAACAAAAAAACATAAATGGAAGCATTTAATATTTAGTCCCGAAACAGGAACACCAACGGAAATCTTTGCAGAGATATTACACAAATGGTCAGGTAAATCTTTTTATGATTTGGATGGTAATCGAATAGGAAAAATGACACAGGCTGAAATGTTTAGATACGGTCAAGAAGTAAGTGAGTATTTTTATGTAATGGACACAGGCGAAAGAGATATAACACTACCGGATTTTTATGAAGCAGTAGAGCAATACAATATTCAATTTGATACAGTTACTACTGACCCTTTTAACGAAGTTAAGCACGAACTAAACGGAGAAGCAAGGGATATGTATATGGCAAGAGTTTTAGGTAAAATAAGAATGTACTCAAGAAAGTATAATTACCATCACGCTATTATTATGCACAATGCAAGGGAAACTGGAAGCAAAAGAGAGCAAGACGGAATAAGCTATTATCCTCCTGCTGATCCGAGATACATTGACGGAGGAGAAACGGCATTTCGTAAAGGCGAGCAAATGATTTGCGTTTGGAGGTATCCTAAAGGCTTTAAAGATGAATTTGGTAATGTTTACGAACCTAACCAGGTTAAAATAATAGTACAAAAGACAAAGCCTAAAGGAATAGGTAATTTAGGAGAATTCGACTTATTTTTTGATAAGTTTAGGAATTGTTATTACGAAGAAATAAACGGTATAAAGAGTTATGCTGGAAATTATGTTACATTTGAAAAACCAAAACAATTACCTTTTTAATTATGAACCAGCACAAAATGTACAGGTGTATCCGATTGATGCAGCTACTACAAGAAAAATCACGAAACATTTATACAATAGCTAAATATTTAAATGTTACAAATAGGACCGTATACAGGTATCTTAAATTATACGAAGAACTTGGATATACTGTAAAAAAAGATATGTTTAACAAAGTTTTATTAGAAAAGATATGACACTACAAGAGTTTGCAAAGTATTCAGAAGATAGACTATTTACTTTAGATCTATTTGAGCAATTACCAATTCATAAGCTAAGTTCGCAGTATTATGTGGATGCTTTGAGAGAGATTATTAATTTAATTAACCCAGTGCAGGACAAGAAGTTTATTTTAAGTGATGAGAAAGTTACACGAGTTAAGTGAGCCATTAAAAGCTATTTTACAGGATGAACTTGATAAAAGGATTCCAAAGACTGATTTTAGACAAGCTACTTTGTTTAGGATAGCAGATTTACTTTTAGTGATGCAAATAAAGCTAATAGAGGCTAATAAAACAAAAATTGATAGTAAGACCTACAAAGACAATCTTAATGCTTTAGAAACGCTTAATTTAGCTTTTGTGATGATGACTGATTTAGAAGGAGAAAATTCTTTATTAAGGAACGAATTACTAACTTTGAGGCACGAAGCAGAAATAATTATAGCAGAATTGACTGATAGAGTTAAAACGCTAGAAATGATAGATGACTTATAAAAGATGTAAAGGTGGGATTGATAAGATTTAACACCTGCAATATTTACAAAGGTTGTAATGTATTGTTTTTTAACGAATTAACTGGACAAAGTGCATGAAACTTTACTAAAACATTTAACAAGCACCAAAAAAACAATTAACAAACCAAAACCTTTCGGTCTTAAGGTAAACCGAATTAAATTATGAATACAACTGAAACATTAACAACTAATTGCTTACCCAAGTTTAGAGAAACTAAACAAATAAAAGGATGGTATTGTTTATCAAGTAATACAAAAAATAATTGTACTGCTTTTGCGACTTATAATAAGCCGAATTTTATTAAGAGATTTTTAATGAAAACATTATTAGATTTTTATTGGGTAAAAGAATAACTTAAACAACAAACAAAAGGGAAATGAAAACATTTAACACTAAAAGTAAAACAAATCTTATGACAGCTCCATTATTAATATCAGAACAAAATGTTGTTTTTTTAAAAAATAATGGGACAAAAGAACTTTTAAGATTTTGTGAAAACGGAGATATTTTTGTAAATGGCAAACTTGTAGAAAATGACAAAGAAGTTGTTGATGGTTTGCGAGAATTTTTAAAAGGGCAACAAACATTTAACAAAATGGAAAAGCAAACGGCATTAGACTTTTTATTAACAGAATTAGATATAGATAAATTAATAAGTAGGGAAAATTTAACAATTGCAGCAGAGGTTGTAAGACAAGCCAAAGAAATGGAGAAGGAGCAAATGAAAGATGCTTGGGATGATGGTTTATTTGGTAAAACAGATAATTTTAAACAATACTACAAAGAAATATTTGGAGGTAAGCTATAATATGACAAACAAAAGAAAAATGTAAGCCTTTAGATTGACTAATAATGGAAAATAATATCTAATTTTAGCGTTATAGTGGAAAAAATAACATTTGTAGCTCAAAAGTGAGCCGTATTGATACGCATTTATACGAATAATGAGCTTTAAAAATCCCAAAATGGGAACTTTTGTAACTTTAATGACAACTTATGAGTTTAATCTTTGTAATATTAGCAGCATTCTGTAATTCAGTAATGGACACATTAAGTACCAGGTACTATATTTCCATATTTGGAAACTTTAAGAATCGTCAGTTTTGGGATTGGAATATGTCTTGGCGTAATAAATGGCAGTGGGGCGAAAAAGAAAATGGCGAGAAGTTTTTTTTATCTTCAACTATGCTTTCGTTTTTAACGGATGGCTGGCACTTATTTAAAGCCTTGATGTTACTTTTTATTTCTTTAGCTATTGTAACTTACAAACCTATCTTTGGTTATTTTGATATAATTCTATTCTCTATTATTTGGGGAGTAGTTTTTGAGATGTTTTACACTAAAATACTTTTAAAATGACACTATTAATTATTTATTGGATTGCAAGTACAATTTTGAATGTTTTTGTATGGATATGGATTATTAACAAGAAGTTAAAGAAGAAATAAATAAGCTATGAGTACAACAATCTTAAAGAAAAAAGCAGATGCGATATTCTCAACTTATATTCGTTTAAAGTACGCTGATGAGAATTTAGATGTTAAGTGCTTTACTTGCGACAAGGTAATGCCTTACAAAAAAATACAAAATGGTCATTTTTATTCGAGAGGTATTTTAAGTTTAAGATATGATGAACAAAACTGCAGACCACAGTGCTACGGTTGTAATATTGCTCAAAAAGGCAATTATATCGAATATTATAAAAGACTGGAAAAAGAAATAGGTAAAGGCGGAATGGATTTTCTTGAACACAAAAGGCATCAAACAAAGAAGATGGGCAAAGCTGACTATCAAGACTTAATTGACCTGTACACGCAAAAAGTAGCTGAATTATAAAAATATATTACCTTTGTAAAATGAAAACCGAATTAGTAAGCATTAAATTAGTAAAGTCAAACCCTAATAATCCAAGAATTATAAAGGATGATAAGTTTGCAAAATTAGTAGCATCAATTAAGGAGTTTCCAAAGATGCTTGAAATAAGACCTATTGTTGTAAACGATGATATGATAGTCTTGGGTGGTAATATGAGATTAAAGGCTTGTATTCACGCTGGATTAAAAGAAGTGCCAATTATTAAAGTTACCGATTTGACAGAGCAAGAACAAAAGCAGTTTATTATCAAGGATAATGTAAGCGGTGGCGAATGGGATTGGAATATGTTGGCTAACGAGTGGGATGCTGAAGAACTTGATGCTTGGGGATTAGATGTACCAGATTTTGGTAAAGAATTAGAAGCTGAAGAAGATGACTTTGAAACACCTGAAGGCGGAATAGAAACAGATATAGTATTAGGGGATTTATTTGAAATAGGAGAGCATCGTTTGCTTTGCGGAGATAGTACGGATAGCGACCAAGTGGCTTTATTAATGAACGGACAGAAGGCTGATATGGTATTTACTGACCCTCCTTATGGTATGTTTTTAAATGCTGATTATTCAGATATGGATAGTAAATTTAAAGGAAGTAAAGGTGGTAATAAATATTCTAATGTAATTGGAGATAATGATGATTTTAAACCTGAATTAATTAATACTATATTTTCAATATTTAATGATTGTAAAGAAATATTTATATGGGGGTCTGATTACTTTGCAGAGCTAATCCCTAATAAAAATGAAGGTAGCTGGATTGTATGGGATAAAAGGGCAAATGGAAATGATGATATTGAAGAAGATAAAAGTTCAGATAAAATGTATGGAAGCACATTTGAGTTGTGTTGGTCAAAGACAAAACATAAAAGAGAAATAGCAAGAATTAAATGGGCTGGAATATTTGGTATGGAAAAAGAAGATACTAAAAAGAGATTACATCCAACACAAAAGCCTACATTATTAGCGCATTGGTTTTTTAATAAATGGGGTAAGCATAATGATTTAGTTGCTGATTTATATTTAGGTGGAGGAACAACAATGGTAGCAGCACATCAATTAAATCGTAAATGCTACGGTATTGAATTAGACCCAAAGTATTGCCAGGTAATAATAGACCGAATGCGTAAACTTGACCCAACAATAAAAATTAAAAGGAACGGAGTAGATTATGGCATATAAAACAGAGGAATTAGAGAAGAAGTCTTTAGAGGCAATAGATAAGCACAAATTGTTCTTTATTGAGGATGTTGTAGCGTTTTTACCTTGCGATAAGACTACATTTTACAACCATAAATTGCACGAATTCCACTCAATAAAAGAAGCACTTGAAAAAAACAAAGTAGAGATTAAAACATCAATGCGTTCAAAGTGGTATAAAAGCGAAAACCCTACTTTACAGATGGGATTATATAAGTTAATCGGCACACCTGAAGAAGCCGAAAGATTAGGTACTACTTTAAAACATACAGGCGGTATGGATTTAGGTATTACTTTCAATGAAACTAAAACCTATGATACTAACGAAGAAGCAGACTAAAGCACTCGATAGATTAGAAGACAACAAAACAAGCGAGGTTATATTTGGAGGTGGTGTAGCAGGAGGCAAATCAGCACTTGGTGTTTATTGGATTATCAAATGCTGCTTAAAATATCCAGGCTCAAGATGGCTAATGGGTAGAGCAGTCCTTAAGACTTTAAAAGATACTACCTTAAATTCATTCTACGATGTATGTAAACTGCAAGGTATTAAGTCAGGGCAACACTACATTTATAACGCTCAATCCAATATAATTACATTCTCAAATGGTTCAGCTATTTACCTAAAAGATTTATTCCAATATCCTTCGGATGTAAATTTTGATGAATTAGGTTCACTTGAAATTTCTGGAGCATTCATAGATGAGTGCAATCAAATAACAGAAAAAGCCTGGAACATAGTTAAGTCAAGGATTAGATACAAGCTAACGGAATTTAAAATAATACCAAAGATGCTCGGCACTTGTAACCCTGCAAAAGGATATGTTTATAATAACTTTTATAAGCCTACAAAGGATGGTACGATAAGCGAGAGCAAAGCCTTTATTCAATCTTTAATACAGGACAATCCTTATATTTCAGAGCATTACATTCAGTCCCTGCAATCGTTAGATAAGTTTAGTAAGGAGCGTTTATTATTTGGTAACTGGGAATACGATGACAATGACAACGCTTTAATACAGTATGATAAGATAATTGACTTATTTACTAATGAGCATATTCCAAATGGTAAAGGTTATATCTCTGCGGATATTGCACGATTCGGTAAGGATAAAACTTTGATAATGGTTTGGTCAGGCTTTAGGGTAATTGAAATACATAAGTTGTCCAATAAGGCAACCAACGAAGTAGCAGCATACATTAAGCACCTGGCAAAAAAGCATTCCATTCCTTATTCTCAAATTATCTGCGATGAAGATGGGGTCGGCTCGGGTGTGGTCGACTATGGCTTTAAAGGATTTGTTAATAATAGCAAAGCATTAACGGGTAACTATATAAACTTAAAATCGGAATGCTACTACAAACTTGCAGAGTTAATCAATGAAGCTGGAGTGTGGGTTATAACCGAAGATGTAACAATCAAAAAGGAATTGACCGAAGAGTTAGAGTGGGTGCAAAGGCATAACGCTGATAAGGATGGTAAACTTGCGGTGCTACCTAAAGACAAAGTAAAAGAACATTTAGGTAGAAGTCCCGATATAAGTGATGCCTTAATGATGCGGATGTGGTTTGAACTAAAGAAGTTTGACTTTGTTGTAATGTAAAAGTTATCTAAATTTATCGTAAATTTGTAAAAATAATTGCTTATGAACTTCTTTCAACGAATTAAAGCTGCTATCTTACCTACTCAAGGTTCGGATGCGGGCAACAAATACAACCAGTCTTTATTCTCTTATTTTAATGGTATATTCTTTAACATACCAAACAATCCAAGAGCGTATGTAAGGAATGGCTATCAAGGTAATCCCGATGTATTTGCTATTATAAATATGATTGCAAAGAAAGCTGCTTCAGTTCCATTCTATGTTTACGAAGTAGAGAACAAAAAGAGTTTTAATAGAACAAAGAATAATAAGTTTAACTTACTTAAAAAGGGATTAACGGAAGTAGAAGGTACAGACTTGAATAAGCTGATTGCAAGACCTAACGAAATGCAAAGCCAACAGGAATATATCGAATCTTTAGTTTCTTTTTTAGAGATTACTGGTAACGCTTATTCTTATAAATTTATGCCTGAAGTAGGTAGAAACAAAGGAGTACCAACTAAACTTTACCCATTACCATCACAATTTACACAAATTATAGGTAGTGGTACATTTGACCCTATTAGTGCATATAAGCTACAAATAGGAAACCAAGAAATAGAATTTAAAGTTAATGAAGTAAACCATATTAAATTCTTTAACCCAGATTACAATGTAAGTGGGAATCAACTTTATGGAATGAGTCCTTTAATGGCTGCTTGGGAAACTGTTTCAAGTTCTAACGAAGGTACAAGAGCAAAAGCTAAAGCATTTATTAATGGCGGTGCAGCAGGTTTATTATTTAGTGGCGATAAGGATGCAATGCTTGATGGTGAGCAAATTAGCAAGATTAACCAACAAATAGACACAAAGCTAACAGGTGCAGACAACTATAAAAGAATTGTAGCTACTAACGGTATTGTTGATTACAAGCAAATCGGAATGAGTCCAGCAGACCTTGAAATTATCAAATCAATAGGAGCGGATAGAGATACTTTATGCAGAGTTTTTGGAGTAGACCCTATCTTAATGGCTACTGATTCTGCTTCTTATAACAATAAGGAAATGGCTTACAAAGGTTTGGTAACTAATACGGTTATTCCTATCTTAAATATGATTAAAGGTATGTTTAACGAGGTTGCTTTATATTATTCTTTGAGAGATGGTGTAGAGTATTATATTGACTACGATGTTCAAGCGTTTCCTGAAATGCAAAAGGATATGGAGAAGATAGTAGCACAGATGAAAGAATCTTGGTGGATTACTCCTAACGAAAAAAGAGATGCAATGAATTACGATAGATTAGATGAAGCGGATATGGATAGGATTTTAGTTCCTACAAACTTAACCTATCTTGATGAATTAGGAATGGCGGATAAAGCGTTATAATGACACAAGAAGAATTTGACACTAACCTACAAAAGTATTTAGAGACTTACGGCTATCGTTTGTTCTCTAAAGCGTTAAAACAATCTATTCAGCCTATTATAGATGCTTTAAACGAATCGGAATCGGTTGCGTTTACTAATTCTATTGCTGGAATGCTTTACACAGGAGTTCCTATTGCAACGGCAATGCAAACTTTCTATAATACTGCTTGGAATAAACAATCACGAGGCTATGTTAAATGGCTTAAAGCTAATTTACCTCCCGAAGCGACAATAGGAGTAGGCTTTGAAAATCCTATAATGGATGCAGCTTTAAAAGATTACTTTAACACCATAGGCGGTCAGCACATTAAAGACATTAACGATACAAGTCTTAAAAGAATACAAACAGCATTCCAAAGAGCGTTAGAAAATAACGAAGGCTTTAGAGGTGCAGAAAAAAGATTGATTAAAGAAGTAGGAATGACCAAAACAAGGGCGAGGCTTATAGCAAGAACTGAATCAGTAATGATTACAAATGCTGCTAAATATACTCAAAGTGAAATACTACCTATTGAAATGGAGAAGACCTGGTTACACGACCATCCAAAGATGCCGAGAGATTGGCACATAGCTTTAAGTGGTAAAACTATTGATTTGGATAAGAAGTTTAACGCTGATGGTAGAATGATGAAACATCCAGGAGACCCAGCAGGTGGAATAGAAAATAATGCAAATTGCAAATGCACAATGCTTACAAAAGCAAAGTTAGATAAGGAAAATAATATCATTTATAAATAATTGCTAAAAAAGTTAGTATCTTTGTATACATAGTTTGGTGTTTTGGTTTTAGGGTGGGTGGTAAAACATCCACTCTTTTTTAAACACTATAAAATTAATCGCTTATGAAAAATATAAGTTTCAAGAATTACGATGCAAGTATTAAAGACCTTGATGTCGAAACAGGAGTAGTTACAGGTTATTTCTCTCAATTCAATTCTATTGATTTAGATGGGGATGTTATAATGCCAGGTGCATTTACAAAAACTATTGCAGAGCGAGGACCAGATTCATCAAAGCCTGAAATTGCTTATTTATGGCAACACGATACTTACAGACCTTTAGGGAAATTAATGGTATTAAGAGAAGATAGCTTTGGTTTATACTTTGAAGCTAAAATGAGCGATACAAGCTACGGTAAAGATGCTTTAAAACTTTATAGAGATGGTGTAATTACTCAACACTCTATCGGTTACCAGGTAATTAAATCACAAGAAAACACAGATATGGGAGAAGAAATTGATGCAATCTACGAAGTTAAACTTTGGGAAGGTTCAGCAGTTACTTTTGGTGCAAACCCTAATACACCTTTTACTGGCTTTAAATCAGCAGAAGAAAGAGAAGACCGAATTAAAACTTTAGTTAAGGCTATTAAAAATGGTAGCTATACTGATGAAACATTTGGTCTTATTGAATTTGAATTATTAAAACTTATTTCACTTGTTAAATCCGAAGAGCCGACTATTGTTACTCCTGAAGAAACCGAGCCGAAAGAGGACAATAAGATACAAGAAATAAAACAATTTAGAAACCTATTAAATCTTTAAAAAGATGGAAGAAATTAAAAATTTAGCAAATGACATCAACGCAAAGTTTGATGCAAATGCAAACGCTTTATTAAGCGTAAAAAACGAAGTGTCTACGATGGTAGAAAAAAGTATTGATTCAGTTAAGGCTGAAATCAAAGCAGTAAAAGATGAAATGGATAGACAAGCTGAAGAAGTATCTCGCAAGAGTGCTGCTAAAGTATCTACTAAATCAATCGGTGAGCAAATCGCTGAAAACTTGGATTCTAATATGGCAATCGCTGAAAAAGAATTAAAGTCTTCAGGTGGTTCATTCACTATGAATTTAAAAGCAGTAGGTAATATGTTATTATCTACAAGTTTAACAGGAGATTCAGTAGCTACATACGCTCCTAACCAAGCAATCTTGCCTTCTCAAAAATTGAACTTTAGAGATTTAATTTCTACTGTACAATCAGCGACTGGTACTTATGTTACTTACAAAGAAAGTGGTTCAGAAGGTGCTATCGTAGCTCAAACTGAAGGTGCTTCTAAAGGACAAATTGATTACGATTTGACTGAAGTAAAAACAGTTAACTCTTATATCGCAGGTTTTGCAACTTTCTCAAAGCAAATGATGAAGTCTTTACCATTTATCGAGCAAACTTTAACTCGTATGATGTTGAGAGATTTCTTTAAGGCTGAAAATGCTTCTTTCTTCTCAACTGTTTCAGGTGCTGCAACAGGTTCTACTGCCGTTGGTGGTTTAACAAATGATGTTGAAGAAATCATTCAATTAATTGGTAACCAAAAAACTGCTAACTTTAATGCATCTTACGCTTTAGTTTCTCCTGCTCAAATGGCAAGATTAATTATCGCTACTTTTGCTAAAGGTTATTATGCAGGTGCTGGTGCAGTTGTTCTTAATGGTGTTGGTGGTTTAACTATCTTTGGTACTCCAGTATTCGAGGCTTCTTGGGTAACTGATGACAAAGTATTAATCTTTGACCGTGATTATTTAGAGCGTGTTGAAGTTGAAGGTTTAAATGTTACTTTCTCTTATGAGAATGGAACGAATTTCGTACAAAATTTAGTTACGGCTAGAATTGAGTGTTACGAAAATATTAACCTTATGCTACCTACAGCAGCGATTTTCGCCGACCTTGGTAACGTGTAACTTACTGACTATTAATTAGTTAAAGCAAAATCGGGTAGGTACTTAATTGTATCTACCCTTTTTTTATTCTTAAATATTACCTATCTTTACAATGCTTTAATTAAATAATATGATAGGAATTTACAAAATCACTTCTCCAAGTGGGAAAATCTATATTGGTCAAACGACTAATTATCTTAAAAGGCATAATGCCTACAAAAATCACAAATGTAAAAGGCAACCAAAGCTATTTGCTTCTATTGAAAAATATGGTTTTATTAATCATACAATAGAAATCATTAAGGAGTGCGAGGTTAAAGATTTAAACTATTATGAACGATATTACCAAGAGTATTATGAAAGTGTCTTAAATGGGCTTAATTTGCGTTATACGGCTACTACTGATAAGAGTGGTTTTATGAGTGAAGAAAGTAAAAAAAGAATGTCTGATTCGGGTAAAGGAAAGATAATGTCTGAAGAATGGAAAAAGAATTTAGGTTTAGTTTGGTTAGGTAGAAAACATACTGAAGAAACCAAAAAGAAAATGTCTGAAGCTGCTAAAGGTAAAAAGAAAACTCCTGAACATATTGCTAAAGTACAAGCTATTTTAAAAAATATGCAGATGCCTAAAAGAAGCGAAGAAACTAAACTTTTACAAAGCCTAAATAGTGGTAGAAGCAAGAAGGTAAACCAATATGATTTAGAAGGTAACTTTATTAATCAATTTAGAAGTAATTCTGAAGCAAGTAGGCAATTAGGCATTTCCCTTACAAGCATTTCTTATTGTGCTTTAGGTAAGACTAAAACTGGAGGTGGATTTAAATGGAAATATGAAAATTGCTAAAAATATTAGTAACTTTGTAGAATGTATAAATGCACAGTCGATATATCGTATCAAGGTAGGAAGTATAACAGAGGTAACTACTACGACCTTGTTTTAAGCGACAAGATGAAAGAATTTATAAAGGTTGGCTACTTTACCGAAATAATCAAAGATGGCGTTACAAAAGAGTTTAAAGGCAAAATAAAGAAGAAATAATATGGCTAATATTAAAATATCAGAATTAAATCCATTATTGACCGTACAAGATGCGGATGTGATTCCAATAGTGGATAACGCAATTACTAAAAAGGTAACGGCTGAAATTTTAAGAGGATATACACAAGGTAATAGTGTTCTTTTAACAGGCGCACAAACTATCGCAGGTATTAAGACCTTTACTTCTCAATTAGCATCTTCGGTTGCTACTGGTACTGCTCCTTTTAGTGTTGCTTCAACTACTAAAGTAACTAACTTAAACGCTGATTTATTAGATGGTTTATCTTCTGCTGATTTCCAAGCTACTTTAAGTGGTACAGGAATCGTTAAGTCTACGGCAGGAACTATTTCTTATTTAACTGATAACTCAACTAATTGGAATACGGCATTTAACGATAAAATTAATTCTGCTGCCGTAACAGGTAGTGGTACAAATACTTTAACCTTAACTCAACAAGATGCTGGTACTATTACTGCTACTTGGGTTAATGGAACTTTAATAAGAGAAATAAGAAACAATACAGGTGCAACTTTAACTAAAGGAACGATTGTTTATATTAGTGGTGCAACAGGCAACAAGCCAACGGTATCAAAAGCTATTGCAACAGGCGATTCTACTTCTGCACAAACCTTTGGATTTGTTCAAGAAAATATTGCTAATAACGCTAACGGTTATGTGGTAGTTATTGGGGATTTAACAGGTGTAGATACTTCGGCTTTTACTGAAGGCGACCAATTATATTTATCTTCTACAACTGCTGGTGCTTTTACTTCTACTAAACAATACGCTCCTAATCATTTAGTTTATGTAGGTATCGTTACTCGTTCACATCCAACTTTAGGACAGATAGAAGTAAATATTCAAAACGGCTACGAAATGGATGAGTTGCATAATGTGGCTGCTCAAAGTCCTTCAAATGGAGATATATTACAATATGTAACTTCAACAGGTTTATGGACTAAAATAGCAGGAAGTACAACTAATATTTCAGAGGGTACAAATCTTTACTTTACTGATGCAAGAGCAAGAGCAGCTATTTCATTAACTACAACAGGAACTTCGGGTGCAGCAACTTATACAAGTGGTGTTTTAAACATTCCTCAATATCAAGCAGTATTAACAAATCCTATTACAGGCACAGGAACTACTAATTATTTACCAAAGTTTACAGGAGCAAGTGCTTTAGGAAACTCAATTTTACAAGAAGGAACAGTTGCAATAGGATTAGGAGTTACACCAAGTGCTTGGGTTGGAACATCAAGAGCATTACAAATAGGAACGAGAGCTGCATTATGGGATAGTGGTGGAGCGACTTTGCTTGGTTATAATGTATTTAATGATGGAGTAAATAAATATTTGGTAACTGGCTCTTCTATGAGATATTTTATGTCTGATGGTGGACATACTTGGAATATTGCTCCTTCGGGAACTGCGGGTGGTGCAATAACATTTACCACAGCGATGACTTTAGATACAAATGGTCAATTATCAACATTTGCAGATGCAATAATCAACGGAGTAAAAGTAGGTAGAGGTGCTGGAAATATTGCAACAAATACTGCGGTTGGATTTGAATCATTAAGTGCAAATACAAGTGGTAGTTTAAATTCTGCCTTTGGTTATAGAAGTTTAAAAGCAAATACGACAGGAGCAAATAATACCTGTATAGGTCATTTTTCTGCTGGGTCAAATACAACTGGTGGTAATAATACTGCCGTAGGTGTAAATACATTTTTTTTCTTATCAACTGGTAGTAGCAATACCGCTATTGGAATTTCTGCTTTACAAAGTATAAGTACTCAAAATAATAATACGGCAGTGGGGCAAAGTGCTTTACAAAATAATACAGCATCTAATAACACAGCAGTAGGATTTGAGGCTGCATTAACAAACACAAGTGCAACAGGAATTACCGCTATTGGTTATCAATCATTAAGGTTATCAACTGGGGCAAATAATACTGCATTAGGAGGAACTGCTTTAACTGCAAACACAACGGGCACAAGTAATACAGCAATAGGTTTTCAATCATTATTATCAAATACAACAGGTATCGAAAATACCGCAATAGGATTAAATTCTCTGGTATTTAATGTTAGTGGTAGTTATAATACTGCAATTGGTAGAGGTTCTTTACAAGCAAACACAATTGGAAATAATAATACTGCCGTAGGATTTACTGCTTTGGTTTCAAATACCGCAGGAAACAACACCGCAGTTGGATTTGAGGCAGCAAATGCAAATACAAGTGGAATAGTAACGGCAATAGGTTATAGAGCATTAAAAGCAAATACAACTGGTTTTGCAAATACTGCAATAGGTTCATCCACTTTAGTTTTAAATACTACTGGAAATGGGAATACTGCTATTGGGGTGGATTCTTTGGGTTCTCAAACAACTGCAAATAGTAATACGGCTATTGGAACTGGAACTCAAAGCGGTAATTTTGATGCAAGTGTAATTATAGGTAGAGAAGCAACTGCAACTGCTGCAAATCAATTTGTTGTAGGTTCTGTAACTTATCCTGCAGGAGCAGTAGCAACCGAAGTTTTAGTTTCTGACAGAAGTTGGGCAGTTAGAATTAATGGAACGGCTTACAAAATTTTATTAAAAGCATAATGACAACATACACTTGGACAATCGAAAGTCTATACACACAAACAATCGCTGATGAGGCTGATTATGTAGTGATAGCAAATTATTTAGTAGTAGGAGTTGATGGCGAATATTCAGCATCACTTTCTAACCTTGCACAATTCTCAACGGAGAATGTAGAAACTTTTATTCCTTACGAGGACTTGACTAACGAAATTGTTGTTAGTTGGGTGCAATCGGTTTTAGGAGTAGATGGAGTAAGTAATTTAGAGGCTTGTATTCAAGGACAAATTGATTCTTTAATCAATCCACCTACATACCCAGTAAACACACCTTTACCCTTTTAATTATGGATAACAAAACATCAAAACAAATTATTAAAGAAGCATTAAATATTGCAATCTCAAAAGGTTGCTTTAACTTAATCGAAGTATCAAATATTGTAAAAGCTATTGAATTTATTGAAAGCCAACCCGATATTGAGTTTGGAGAAATAGAATAAAAATGTAACTTTGAAAATGACAAACGAACAAATATTTGGAATATTAGGTCAAGGACTTGATATTGCTACACAAAAAGGAGTATTTAATTTAGGGGATGCAAAATTAGTAGCTGATGCTTTATTAGAACTTAAAAGAGTTTTAGACATTCAAGAACCTATAAAAGAAGATGATAAATAGTGAATTTCAGTGCGAGGTGGTTACAGACCTTTCAGTAGAGCCAGTTACCTTGCAAGAGGCTAAAGACTATATGCGTATTTCTTCGGAATCGGAGAACGACTTAATAGAAGAACTAATTACTTCAGCAAGGGAGCGAATAGAGAAGTTTACAGGACTATCTTTAGGAGAAAAAACCTTAAGGGCTTATTGGTTTTACTTTCACATTCCACAAGAGATTCCTTATGGTCCAGTTACCTTAATTGATTCGGTTGTAAATGATGAAGATGTAGCTTTAGAATATACTGCTCGTGGATTGCAATATAAGATGCTTGAGGCTTATTCTACCGTTGGTTTGACAATAGAGTACGAAGCAGGCTTTGCAGTGTGTCCTAAAGGCTTAAAATTAGCCATATTAAAACAAGTGTCTACTGATTACGAGAATAGGGAAAATTACTCTATTTACGACCAAGCGTACGAGTTAAGTTCGGATGCTAAAAGACAAGCACAACCATATTGTCGTAACACTTTATTTGGTATCTAATGAAGGCAGGAGTTTTAAGAAATCAAATCGCAATACAAACTTTACAGACTGGTGCAGATGGTACAGGTGGTTACTTTGGTACATTTGTAGACCAAAAGGTAGTTTGGGCAAAGATTAGAGCAAAACAAGGCTTTAGAAATCTCGAAGATGGTAAAATATCTTTAGACAATATCTACGAGTTTACGATTCGTTATGATGACTATCCTAATTTATCTCAAATCAATAAGATTGTTTATAATAGTGGCGAGTACATTATTAAAGCATTCCAGGTAACGGATGAAAGAAAAAAAGAAATAGTTATAATGACTACTTTAGGCAGGTTAATTGACCCAACTTTCTTCTTAATTACCGAGTTCTACGAGTTCTTAATGACTGAAGATAACAAGTTTATTGTTGTATAATGAAGGTAAGAAACATTAAAGTTGTTACGGCAAGGTTTAAAAGACTTTCTAAAGAAGCTGAATTACAAGTTAAATCTTCGGTGGTTAGGAATACTGACCAAATATTTGCAGAGGCTTTAAATGAAGTACCTATTCGAGATGGTCATTTAAGAGGTTCAGGCAATACAAGTTATCAAGATAATCAATTAACAGGTATTGTTGCTTTTGGTGGTAACGCTGCTCCTTATGCACCTTATGTTGAATTTGGTACAGGTAAAAATAAAGTTATTCCAGTAGGATTTGAGAAGTTTGCTTATCAATATTATGTTAATGGAGAAGGTACTATGCAACCACAACCATATTTAATACCAGCATTTATAAAGTATAGAAAAATCTTTTTAAGTGATATGAAAAAAATTCGTAAGAATATTACTAAATAATCGTAAATTTGTACAATGAAAGATGTCGGAGAACTTATTAGACAAAAACTTTACGAAAGGTTAAGCGGTGCAATCGTTATAGACCTACAAGAAGTTCCAGTATTTGATTCGGCATCAGTTTTAGCAGCAGCGACTGAACCATATATTTTGCTTTCTACTTTTAATTCAACGGAATTATTGGAAGGTAGTAAGCAATCATACGGTCAAGAAGTTAGCGTTCTAATTGAGGTAGGTACAAGGTTTGACAACTCTTTTGGTGGTAAATTACTATCGGATAGAATATCAAACGAAGTAATGGAATTGGTTAGAACAAGGCAGGATGGTTATTTAGATTTATTACCTGATTGGTATGTAATTAGAACACTAATGGAGAGTACAAATACACTTGAACAATTGGTTGATACAGGGGTTTTAGTGAGAAGATTAATAAGATTTACATTTAAATTACAACAAGGAATATGAGTGTTTTAAACGGTTCGGATATATTACTTTACGATGCAGATACGGATTTTCCTTTGATGTGTCAAACAAATGTAACTATAACATTAAACGATGCTATGATAGATGCTACTTGTAAGCAATCAGGCGGTTATTCAGTATCTATACCAGGCTTAAGAGATTTTGCTTTTACGGCTGATGCTTTGGTTGATTTTAATGAAGGAGGAAGTGATTTAGGAATAACAACTTTGTTTGCTGCTTACGAAGCAAGAACACCTATAAACATACTAATATCTAATCCTGTTTTAGCAACTGCTTATTACACAGGTTTAGCTTATATAGAAAGCATTGAAGTAAACGCTCCTATGGAAGATATAACTTCTTATACAGTATCATTTACAGGAACTTACACAATAACAGATTAATTAACTTTAAAATAATAATAATATGGCAGTTTACAACGGCACAGCGCAAATCTTAAAAATGGATGGAACGCAATTAGCAGAATTAACAAATGTTACAATGTCTATGAATCAGGATGTTTTTGAGACTACTTCAAAAGAAAGTGGTGCTTGGAAAGAAATTATGCCAGGTTTAAGAGACATTACTTATTCAGCAGAAGGTCTTGCAGACTTTGTTGCAGCGAATAAAGATTTAACAGATATTTTTGCTGCTTATAAAGCAAATCCTCCAGCAAGTGTTCAAATTGTTTGGACTAACTTAATACCAGGTGCTACATCAGTTACGCAAACTGCTTACATTACTTCTTGCGAAATTTCAGCACCGATGGAAGATGTAGCTACTTACTCTATTGAGTTTGCAGGAACAGGAACACCTACATTTACACCAATCGTATAATTAAAAACACAAACTATGAACGGACTTATTGAAATTACAATGGGTGGCGAGGTTAGGACTTTAAAGTTCGGTAACTACGCCTTAATGAGTTATAATGTTCTTACGGCAACTGATGCTGGAGAAGCTAAAAAGTTAGATATTGACTATCAAATGATTGATTTTGTTAGGGATATAACTTATTGCGGTTTAAAGAACTATTATAAAATAAGTAAAAGAACATTTGATGTTTCTTTAGATGATGTTACTAATTGGATTGATGATATGGATTTATCAAATATTCAAACAATTATTGATGCTTGGACTAAATCTTTAGAAAGTAGCCAGTATATCCAAAATGGATTTAAGGCTATGGCAAGTAAAGAAGAAGGTTCAAAAAAAAAGTAACTTGGGATGATATAATCGACTTTGCGATTGGCGAAGTTGGTTTAATGCCTGATGAGTTTGAAGATATGACTTGGGCAAATTATCAAAGGTTACTATTTAATTTCTTTAAAAAAGAGGCTAATCAGTGGGAACACACAAGGGCAACTTTAAGTTATATTAACAATGTTAATGTATCTAAAAAGAGCCAAATGAAAAAGCCTAAAGAAATAATGCCACTATGGACTGATAAGTTTGCTATAATGAATAGAGTGCCAAAAAAGTTAACATCAAACGAAGAAAAACAACAAATCTTAAAGAAGTTAGAAGATGGCAAACGAGAAATTAATAGTTGAACTAACCGCACAGATACAAGGTCTTAAATCGGGTTTAGATAGTGCTTCTGAAGAACTAAATAAGTTTAACAATAGGACTAAAAAAACTGGCGAAAATTCAGAAAAAGATTTTAATGCAATAGGTGCTGCTGCTTCTAAAGTTGGTGGTATTGTTGCAGGTGCTTTTGCAGTAGGTTCTATTGTTAGTTTCGGTAAAGGTGTTATAGATGCCACATCACAATTCCAAAAATTTGAAGCAGTTTTATCAAATACTTTAGGTAGCAGTTCTGCTGCTCAATTAGCATTATCTCAAATACAAGAGTTTGCTGCTACAACTCCATTCCAGGTAGATGAATTAACAGGTGCTTTTGTTAAGTTAGCAAATCAAGGCTTTAAACCTAATATTGCACAAATGCGATTATTAGGCGATTTAGCGAGTTCTACTGGTAAATCCTTTGACCAATTAGCTGAAGCAATTTTAGATGCGCAGACAGGCGAATTTGAGCGTTTAAAGGAATTTGGAGTAAGAGCATCAGTTGCTGGAGACCAAGTTACATTCACATTCAAAGGAATTAAAACACAAGTAGACAATACTGCTGAATCTATTCAAAAGTATGTTTTATCTTTAGGTGCTGCCGAAGGTGTTTCAGGTGCAATGAATAAAATATCAAATACTTTAGGAGGTAAAATATCCAATGTAGCTGATTCATTTAATCAATTCCAAATAACATTAGGAAAATTAAATAGCGGTGTTTTATTTACATTTGTAGGTTTATTACAAAAAGCATTAACTGCATTAAATTATATTGTAGATGTAGATGTAAAAAGAGACCAATTTTCAATCAGTAATATGGTTAGAAATGAAGATGCTGAAAAAATTATTGCTGATTATAATAAAATACTATCTAAAGTAGGTCAAGCTACTGATATAAGTAAGCTACAAGAGCATTTAAAGTTTATTAATACAAATATGCAGTTTTATCAACAGGCAATGTTGAATGAAACTGATGAATATAATAGAGATTTATATTTTTCTTATTATAATTCATATAAAGATATTCGTACTATTGCTAATGCCCAAATGGCTGGTCTTCAAAAAGATTTATCGGCTAAAAATAAAAAGATAGCAGAGGATGCTAAAAAAGCAGCAGCTTTGGCAGCAAAACAACCTATTAATTTTATAGCACCTACAAAAGGTATAAGTCAAATTCCAAATGCTCCTACTGATTTAGGAGGTTTAAAAGAATCAAACTTTCCAAAATTATTACAAGATTACGATAAAGAACAAAAAGCTATTGCAGCAGTTAATGCAGAAATAGAACATCAAAATACTTTATTAGGATATTCAACTATGATAGTTGGTACTTTAGCAAGTGGATTTGAACAAATGTTTACCACAATGATTGATGGTGGGGGTAATGCCTTTCAAGGTATATTAGATGGGTTAAAAAGATTAATGATAAAGTTAGCATCAGCGATTGCAGCAGCAGCAGTATTATTTGTTTTAACAGGTGGTTTAAGTTCGGGTGGTAATGCTTTACAAAAGATAGGGGAGATTGCTAAAACTATGGGTGGATTAGGATTTAACCCTTTTGCTTTAGGTGGTGGTGGTAAAAGTGCTATGGTAGCTATGCCAAGTGCATCAACAGGTCAGGGTGGTTATCAAGTAGATATTATGGGAGACAAAATGAGATTATTATTAGATAACCAAGCAATTAAAAACTCAAGAGTAATATAATGTATTATAACCATCTTTATAATTTACAATTTAAAGGATTAAACCAAGTAGGTACTAATTTTTATTATATAGTTAAATTTGAAAAACAAGAAGCTACTGAAGATTTTCCTGATGTAATTGAATTAATCCCTGCTCAAAATTCTCCTTTTGTTTTAAATTACAAAGCAAGTAAAGACAATATCTTTGCTCCTATTCGTTCTTCTTATGCGGATATACAATGTTTTATACCTGTAAATTCTATTGCTCAACCTTCTGATTTCTTTTTTGATACAAATGAATATACTTGGAAGGTTAGCTTTTACGAAACTGATGGTGCTACTGAAACTTTAAAGTGGGTAGGATTTCTTTTGCCTGATGTTATCCAATATGAATGGCAAGAACAATATTTTCTTCAGCTTACGGCTACTGATAACCTTGCAGTTTTAAAAAATGTTAAATATTATAGAGAAGATTATTACGGTTTATACAACGATACAAATGTAGACACAGGTATAACTTTAAGTAATTTTATTTGCAGGTTATTAAAGAAGACTGGGAGCGATTTAAATGTGGCTTTTTTTACTCAATTTAAAATAAATGGCAATCTTATAAATTCTGTTAATTTAATCTTATCAGAATATTCAGCAGTTGATTGGGCTACATTTGAGCCAAAAGATTGCTATTTTCTTTTAACACATTTAATGGAGTCTTTAGGTTGCGTTTTATATCAATCAAATAAAGATGCTACCTGGTATGTTATAGGTGTAAACGATGTTGCGGTAAATAATTTGGTAAAGGATGGTTCATTTAGTATAAATGGTACTGTGCCTTATATTTACGAATATTGGAATACAAGTGGAACTGTTACAAATTCTCTAACAGGAGGATTAAACGGTAGTCAATGTCCTAAAATATTTGGAGATAATAGTTCTAATATTAATCAATCTTTAAGTTTTAACGCTGCTCAATATACTGTAAGTTTTTGGGCAAAGAATTTTGGTGGTACTACTCCAAGAGCGGTAGCAAGAGTTATTATTAATGGAGTACAAGTATATTCTGTTACTACTACAAATGATTGGGTTTATTATGAATTTAATTATACGGCAAGTGCAGGTACTTATAATATTAATTTTTTTAATGATAATGATGATTCAATAGGTTATCTTTTATTAGATAATGTATCAGTTAAACAAAAGTTTCAAAATGGCTTATTATACGATAGCAATGGAACTTATATAATTGGTTATTCTTTTAACTTCTATTCTTCTATTGGTAATTCAGGTATTGTTAAATGGTCGGATGTAAATCAATTAGTAAGTCTAAATAAGCGATTAACAAGTGTTAAATTTAACTATCCATACTACGAAAGAAACTTAATTAATAACTATGGATTTTTTAAAGATTACGCAAATAGTACGGTAGACCCTGATAATTGGACTTCTTTTGGTTCATTAGGTACAAACTTTGCTTTTTCTAATCAAACAGGACAAAATAGACCTTTTGACAATAGGATTTTAGCGGTTACTGAAAATCAAACTTATAATGGAGGCGCAATGCCTACTTTTAATCAAGGCTTATATAATGTGTTTAGAATTTCAAACGATGCTACATTTATTAATTACTTTGCAGTAAAAATAGAATGTTCTGTTTATTTTGATGGTTCTCACGAGCCTGGAGATTCGGTTTTTCTTGGATTTGCTAAATCACTTGAAGGTATACCTAATCCAGGAGGTACTTCAGGAATTAGATATTTATCTTCAAATGGTAATTTTAGAAATCTTATTCAAAGTTCACTTTGGAATGGAACAGATAAAATTGCAATTAAAATGACTGATGAAGATAATTGGGCAAAGTTTAAGTTATTATCTACTTATGATAAAAATTCTTTAGATACTGGTTATGTAATGAATAATTGGGGTACTTTAATTTTAAGAACTCAATGGAGTTCAAATATAGCTACCGTTCATACAACTTACTTTGATGATATTAAGGTAAGTATTATTCCACAAAACTATCAAAATACAAAAGGTTTTATTTATAATGCTACAAATATTGTTTCTTACGATGATTTTAATTTACCAAAACCATTCTCAAATACTTATGAATTAAGTGGTCAATATCACGGTGGTATTAGAAATAAATACGAATCACAAGTTATTGAAGACTTTATTGGATATGATACAGGCGGAGAATATAATTTAATCCAAAACTCAACTAAATGGTTAAGAAATTGGGAAACTGCTGGGGAATTAAATCCACAAAGACCAATGCAGGAATGTATTACTCGTTCAATTTTATCTTTTTATCAAGCTACCTGGCAGAAATTTACAGGTAATGTTTATGGTAAGAATATAAACTTTGGTCAAGTATTTAATATTGCTTTAGCACAAGGGTTACACTTTATGCACGAGGCATCTTTTGATTATGTATCAAACAAAACAAACATAACAACACACCAAAGCCAAACTAATCAATTAGAAGTTAATTTTACTACTTGGTCAACAACTGATGATGATATGAATGCAGGTCAAGGAACACCAGGAAGTACAACAAGTAATTCACAAGAAGGCGAAAACGAGTAATGAATGAGTTAAAAGAAATAAACGACCAGCTAAAGGCTTTGTCTATTAATGTGGAAATGATTAGCCAGGCTATTACAGGCTCAAAGCTAAATAGAAACGGAATCCTTCAGAGATTAGAAACAATCGAAGGTGCTTTAGAAGAAACTGATGTAAGGGTTCAAGAAGTACGAGATTATAACACTGGTATTAATTGGGCTATTAGAATTGGTGCTTTTATACTTACGATTACAGGAATAACTTTTATTAAAGATTACTTATGGCACAAATAGAAGAAGGCAAAAATATGCAAACAACTTTTTTAAGTAAGTTAAAGGAGCAGTCCTTTACAATTATTTTAATGATAGCTGGGTTATATTATCAAAATATGATATTTAACGAGCAATTAGAACGGTATACAACTTTGGTAAACCAAAAACAACTGTATATTGATAAAATAGTAGAAGATGAAAGAACAAGATTTATTGCAAGGGAGCAGTATTTAATGCAACAAAGAGATTCATTTATAGAAATGTTAAAGGAAAAAAGAGATGCAAATCAGTAACGAAGGTTTAAAATTATTAGCACAATTAGAAGGTGTTAAATTAGATGCTTACCAGTGCAGTGCAGCAGTTTGGACAATTGGCATAGGAAGCACAAAGTACGCTAACGGACAACCTGTAAAAAAAGGCGATAAATTAGCAAGTAAAGATGAAGCGTTTAAATTGTTTGTAGACACTTCTGCGCAGTACGCTAATTGCGTTTCTAAATATGTATTAAGACCATTAAAACAAAATGAGTTTGATGCTTTATTTTGTCTTTGTTATAATATAGGTTGTGGAGCGTTTGCAAAGTCTTCTTTGGTTAAGTTTATCAACGGTGGGCAAACTATTGAAAAAATTAAAGTTGGTTTCTTGATGTGGACTAAAGCAGGAGGTGTAGTAAACAAAGGTTTATTAAATAGAAGATTAGCTGAATACAACGAATATGCTAAAATTGCGTAACACACTTTCAACTGTATTTGGAGCGATTGTAGCTATTGCAAATGCTTGGGTGACTATTGATTGGGATAACTTTGTTTGGTCTTTTAATACTTGCTTTAAATTATTTCTTTCGGCTTTAATTGCTTTAGGTGGTTATATGACAACCATTAATCGTAAGCCTTTGAATAAAAGATAATTGCATTTGCTAAAATAATTAGTAATTTCGACAAAAAAACTAATATGTACAGACCAAGACTATCCGAAACTGAATATAACCAATATCAGTTAAAGAAATTAACCGACAAAAGAACTTATAAACTATTCGTATTTTCTGACCCTCACGGTTGGTTAGCAGACCTTAAATGTTTGCGAGTTATTAATAATGTCCTACAACACAATAAATTTGATGAAGTCTGTATCAACGGAGATATAGTAGACTTACCTTTTGTTTCTAAACATACCAATAAACTTTTTATGGAAGGTATCTTAAAAGGATATAACGAAGTTGAAGAGTTTAGATACACCGAAGAACAAATTCTAAAGCCTTTAAGATTAAGTACGGATGCTAAAATTCGTATTCGCACTGGCAACCACTGTGAACGAGTAACTAAACCATTTTTATTATCTAAAGGTCAACTTGCAAGGTTAGCTATTCTTTATAAACATTTTGAAAGTACCAAGTTTGAAGAGATGCTGCACCTGGCGGAAAACGATATGGTTTACGACCCTACGGATGTGTTTAATTACTTTGATATTTTTGATATTACTCACGGTCTATCTTTGACAAAGAACGCAAGCGAGAAAAACATTATAGAATATTGGGGAAGTGGATGTACTGGACACTCACACAGATTAGGAATGCGATACATTAGAAACAGGCATAATATTAATGCTTGGTTTGAAGTAGGATGTACAAGGTTAATGGAAGCAGTAGAATATCTACCAACAGGTAAGATTGCGGATTGGTGTCAAGGCTTTCTTGAGGTTACTTTTAAAATAGATGGCGACAAGGTTTTATTCTTTGCACAACCTCACGCTATAATAGATTATAAATGTGTTTATAACGGTGTTTTATATGGAGAATAAAGAAGAAGAAGTATTTGATATGACTGATGGCGAAATTTTAGAAGAACTAAAGTTTTTTGTCTATTTTCTTTTTGAATTAGAAGAGAAATCACTACTTTTATTCCCAAGTTATAAGACCTTAACACAGGCACGATTAATTAAAATGATAGATACCAGGT